AGTCTTGTTGGGCAGATTACCAGCGGTCTAGAAGGCGGGATGGGCGATAACCTTGCTGTGGAGCAAGAGGCTGCGGCCCGTGACCACATCAAGGAAATTAACCAAGAACTCCTTTTAAGGTCGATGAGTCTGGTAACCACTACTGGTGCTTCTGGTTCAGGTATTATGTTGGACCCATATGGTGGGTTCCGACCTGGGGACACCTTTGGTCAGACGACTACTGACGTTGCACAGACTTTCCACGGTACGGACTCTGATGGCACTGGAACAATCTTCAGTGGCGCTAACTTTGCTGCTGGAAACCTCTTCCCAAAGTCTAGGGCTGGATTCACCTCCCTTGATGACATCGTAGAGGAAGATGGACGAACAGTTGGAACCGTTGCAAATACGGCTAGTAGCACCGCTAATGGTGCTGACCTTTATAACCAGACGACTCGTGGGGCTGGTGGTTGGAATGCCGGTGCTGTTGTTCTTGATAATAACGGTGTTGGTAGAAATCTTAATCTTACACTTCTAGACCAAGCGATTAGAGAGGTTCGTATCAATGGTGCTGACCCTGACGTAATTCTGATGGGTTATGACCAGTTTGACAGGCTTTCCTCACTCCTACAGGCGCAGCAGCGTTACATGGACTGGGGCGAGTTCGTAGTCAAGGTTGGTGATGAGAGTACCCTTCCAGGTAGCCATGCTGGTTTCCAGGTGGCAACTTATAGGGGTATCCCCGTCATCGTGGACCCCGATACGCCTAAGTCTTATAACGCGACGGCTCTTCTTGGGTCTAACGTTTATGTCTTGGATACAAGGTATCTGGAACTCGCTGTGGCTGCTCCTACGCAGTACATCGATAACAGGGACTTCTTCCAGGCGAATGCGTTCGTCCTTCGTGGCCTCTTCTACACCATTGGTGAGTTGAGGGCACTTAGGGTAGATGCACATGCTAAGATAACCGACTTGAATGCGTAACGGAAAGTAGACTAGTAGGTGGGTAGGGGGAGTGCAATGCCCCCTACCCGCCTTGGATTAATTACAAGCGAGAGCAGGGAGATTTTTCTACTTGCTCTTTACAAACAGTTTCTCGTGTTGCAAGTATCTAGGGGAAACCTTAGAGAGGTTGGTATAGGTGGAAGCGGCAGGAGAAGGAGCTTTTTAAATGGCTGTTACTTGGACAACGACAATAATTCATCAAACTGTTTTTGGTAACAAGAGAGTTGTTACTGCGGATATAGAAGCTACTGGTACAAGCACCGTCACAGCGGTGGGAGATGCCTACCTTCCTGCCGCTTTGGGTTTGAAGGGTTTTGACATAGTTATGATGAGCGGATTCTCTCTCAGTAATACGGGAGGGGCTACTCAAACAGCGGCACAGTCTGTGACTGCTGCTGATACAGGATATTTCCCTGTATATAACTATACTCAAGAAACAATATCTACCCATCACTTGGGGCCAGCAGATTTGTCTTCAGTGGGGCCAAGTGTCGTTGCTACTGGTATCAATATAACTGGTGCCAAGATAAGGATTATGGCAATAGGTTACTAAGATAACCAGGGGAGGTGTTTCGGCACCTCCCCTTTTACAACTGAATAAGGGGCAGTACGAGACAGCTCGATTGCTATTAATTTTTTACTTACGGGTAATTGCATAATAGCAATTGCCCTTTTTAATTTAGGAGTAATATGAATCTGGTAGGCGTACTATTAGGGGCTGCTACTGTTTTTATTCTTATAAAAATAGTTGAGGTAGATAGTATAGTTGCTGCCGTAAGTGGAGTAGTAGTATTTTCAGTTATTTATTTCTTATTTAGAATTAAAAAGCACACCATTATTCAGGAGGGAACACAGATTGTGCCTTCCGTAGAACACAATAAAGATAATATGGGTTCAGAACCATCTCCATTTGGTGGTGTAAGGAGTGAATAGATGACTACTAATTTGAGAACTGATATAGAGCTTCGTCAAGTTTATGACAAGGTAGTCAGTTTTACCCGAACCACCTCTGGTAATACTGCGGAGGTAGTTCTTAATGTATCTGATTATATGGAAGAGGCTAACAGAATAGCATTACTTGTTGAGGTACAGGCCCTTTATGTGCGTTTTGATGGTAGTGCTGCTTCTGGTACGGGTTCTGCAGGAGACAGTAATGCTACTATCTTAAGTCTGTATATGGGGGCAGGACAAAGCTATACGGAGACAAATATACAGGTTACTGGAAACATCTCTATCATAGTAGTGATTAGCGGACAAAACGGAAGAATCCGTGGAACTGTCTGGGGTAGATAAAAATGGGCACTTGGGCACAAGATATAGCAATAAATACCCTCTGGTATAACAATACGGCAGGAGAAGACCCGACTGAGGGTACTGTTCCTGTTGGTCCGTCAAATGGGGCTGTTGCCGTAAATACCGCTGACGGGAAGATGTGGATTAGGGTACTTACTGGTGGTTTAGGTTCAGGTGCTAATCTTTGGGAAGAGGTAGTGAGTGGGAGCGGAACAGTTAATCCAGGTACTGCTTTTTATTTTCCTTTTTATACCGCTGATGGTACGACTATTGATGACAATGTGACTATTAGTGGTAACAACAATGTAAGTCCTCTTTATTTTGTGCCTACTAGTAATTCCCTTTTACCTACAGAGTTAAGAATTACGACTTCGAGGGTAAAGCTGAGTGGAGAGATGGAACCTCTAACCAACAATCAGAGTGAGTTGGGTAATCAGGTTATGTGGTGGCGAAATGTATTTTCTGAAAGTTACCATATGTCACGGCTAGTTAGTGGTAATGCTAGAAGTGTAGCTCTTACCGCTAGTGCCACACTTGCAGCAAACTATACTCTTACTCTTCCTGCTGCGGCTCCTATTAACACATCTATGTTGCAATCTGATGGTAGTGGGAATTTATCGTGGGTAAAAGGAACAGTTGTAGTTTCGGGGGGGTTGACACAGACTCAAATACAAACAGCTATAGATACTGTTGAAGCTGCTGGGGGTGGAATTGTAGTTATACCTCAAGGAACATACAGTATCACTGCGCCTATTGTACTTGAGGCAGACGTACCTATGTTAATACAAGGTTATGGGGCTAAACTCCAAGCAGCCGCGTCTAATCTGGAAGCTATACTTAAAATAGATAGGTACAACGGTGGTGCTGCAAGTCTCCTAGCCGTACAAGGATTACATATAGATGGAGTAAAAGCCTCCTACACTAACAACCGGGGCATTCGTATTATTGATACTGACAAGATACGGCTTTCTGATATTAAGATAGAGGATTGTGATAAGGAGGGGCTAGACTTATATGTAGGTGCTGCTGACGGAACTGCTAGTTGGGTTGAGTTCTGCCAATTTGAGCGTATCCAGATACAGAATTGCGGTACTGGTGTACATTTCAATCGAGGCTCAATTTATACAGCAGGGACAGCGACGCAAGTACTTACAACAACTTATACAACAGGGACAGCGACGCAAAGTAATGCAGCAGGTGATGGTGCTGGCGAGTTCATTGCAGGTGCAAATAGTGCGGTCTGGACTGCTGCTATGGTAGGGTACACGTTCACGTTTACTGGTGACAGTGACGGTGGAGGTATAATAACAGAGTGGATTGATGCCACACATATCAAAGTGAAAACACCCGACGAGTCTACCACCAGTACGCCAGTACACTTATCCGGTAATTATACTATAACAGGGTCTGTAGTCACTGGTAGTAATACAGTATGGTTTGAGAAGGAAGTGGTAGGACGCACGTTGACGTTTGGCGGTGGTGGGGGTCTAATAACAGGTTGGCTTGATACCAACCGTATCATAGTGGCAAGTAGTGCGAACGTGGATAGTGGTTCATATAGTATAAGTGCATACACGGTTGTCACCTCCTGCTTTGGTAATACCTTTATTACTGTAGGTGTGAACGGCTGCACTACTGGGTGGGATATAGACTACTTGACTAATCTTACTCGCTGTGTTTTTAGTAATACAGTTACATGGCTAGGAGATAACCAAACTGGGTGGAATATCAAAGGTGATATGAAGGAAGTACAAGTTGACCTTCATGTGGAGGCTCAGGGTACTCCCACTAATATTATAGGGATTCTTATTGGTCCTACTGCCTACAATATGACTAGGTGGAGTCCACACTATTCATTCGTAGGGGGTTTTAACACTAAGCTTTCAGACCCTAACAAGTTCCTTTATCCGTCTTGGCAACCATTTGAAATTCTGGGCTGGGATGCGGTTGGCCCTACACCACCAGTAAAATACAGTTCAGGCACTGGTGGTAATGACTACTCAGGATGGAAATTTTTGGGTGACAATTACGGACTTCTTCGACAGATTACTAGGGTTCCAGATGATTATGTGGGGGAAACTCTTACCTTTGCACTTGAAATGTTCTGGACAACCCCGGATTCGTCTGCTACTGGGGATGTCCGATGGGCTATCCATGTAGGAGCAATACAACCAGATAGTACCACTTATGTGCTAAATCATTATGAAGCTAATTATTCTGTGGTACCCGCACTTACACGTACAGTTCCTTCTACTGCACATCAAATGAAGAACATTCGGTGGTTCTTTACAGAACCGCTACTAGTTAGACGGGGTGATTGTCTCCGAATAGCTGTTATAAGAGACGGTATCGATGCAGGTAATCTCCCCAACCCCTCCCGAGACACCACTACTAATGACGTAGTTCTTGTTGCTCTCGCCATTTCGTATAAGAGGTATGACTAAGTTAAGGAGTCTTATACGATAGTTGTTAACTATGCTGTTTTTTCAAATCGAGTAGATTTAGGTATTCAGGTTTACCACAATGCCACTGCTCGTAGTAAAAGCACAGTCTGATTTACTTGGACAGAATTGGACCACTGGAACAACGGACGTTTAGATGAAAATACGCATTTTATGTAGGAGGGTGTAGGTATGTCTATTCCAAAGGGATTTGAGACTCGTTACGGTGAGCATGAGAAAAGAACCGTTAGAGAGTCTGTGGCTACGATGGTGTCTATCGTTCCTGTTGATTACACAGCATCGGACAATGTGTCTAATGACATAGTCACTGTTAATGCCACTACTCCTCCTACTATGAATCTGGTTACTAATTCAGGTATAGAAGTAAACACCGATGGGTGGACCGCTGCTGGCAGTACTATGACCAGACAGACTTCTCAGAACAAAACAGGTGCTGCGTCCTTACGTTGTGTACCTGCTAACTCCGCTGCTGGTGAAGGTGCTTATTACGACCTTGGGGTAACAGAGCCGGGGTCTTATGCCCTGTCTGCATATTTCCGTCGTTCTTCTGGGTCGGGTGATGCTGTCTATATTCGTGCCAGTACTGATAGTGGAGTCACTTTTACAAGTGGAACATCGGTTACCCTTGGCACAGGGTGGCTAAGAAGTACGTTGGTTTTTAGGGTAAGAGGACAGCCCGTTACCTCTCTTCGTATGTATGTAGCAACCACTACTCAGCACAGCACTACCTTCTTTGTAGATGATATTCAGGTAGAGCCAAATTGGGGAGTGGTGATGGGTTATGAGAATGGTAGAGATATTAACTCTGCTGACGCTTCTGTAACTGCTTTCGTTGACCCATCTAGTAACAGGTTCTCTAGGTTTTTAGGCACCACCAATGCTTCTGTAGCTGTAAGGGAACCTGAGATTGAAGAGATTCATCAGTTTAACCTAACAGTTATAACCGCAGATGCTTACATTGACTTCGATAGGGATGCTACACGGTCTTCAATTCTGGTTAAAGCAGGTGATACAATTACAGGGAAAAAGATTACTAAACAAAGAATTTCTTTAATTAACGCTACGAATGGACAAACACCAAGAGTGTATGGGTTCGTAATGGGGTTCTAAATGGTATCTACCACAAGTTTAAGCTGGTTAGCCAGAAGAGACGGAACTGAAGGAACCATAGCTGGAGATGAGATTCCAGGTGGTCTGGATAACATCTTTCAGCGGCTGTCTGCCAGAAAACTAGATGATTTTGAAGCCACTACTTATGCCAATACTGCGGCTTTAAGGTTGGAGTGGAGTGTAGGTGGCGGGTCTGCCAATGTTGCTTTATCTAGTTCGGGTAACGCTATCTCAGGAGATGCTTCTCTTGAGGTAACAGCGGATGGTAGTACTGATTCTGTACTCAGAACCTTTCTGCATTCTAAGTTTGGAAGGGTATATCCAGGCGGGTCTAAGCCAAGTTGGTCTACAGAGGCTAATTCAGGTTCCTACTTATTTGGTCCTATCAGGGGTGTACGTTTCAGGATGACTACCAGTACGGATGGTGTCATTCATGTAACAGTAAGAAACAGTGCTAACAATATTTTCAGGAAGTGGAACAAGTCCATTACTTCGGATTCTGCTTCTTTCCACTATGTAGATTTTGGTGGAACTGCTGATACCACTACAGGTACGTGGGACGAAACCGTTGTAGACCGAATAGGTTTTGGTAATCTCCAGAACGGAGTCACTTATCGTTTAGATGACGTTGAGTTCGTAACGGAAGCCAATTTACAGGATATCCTTTACGAGACTTGGAGACTCAGTGGTGCTATTACAGGTGGGGGCGGTATAACCCTTACCAAGTCTTTCCCTGCAAGTCTAGAGGAAGATACTACCGGTTCATGGAGATTGGAGTTCAATGACCCTACTGGGGATTTGAGTGTAACTACTGCAGAGATTGTTCCTGGGACTTATATTATTGAAAGAGTTCGTGGCACTTCTACTACCACAATAGTAAACTCTACCACTTCTTCTGAAGCAGCAGGTGTCGTATACGTTAATTACGCTCCCCCTGATGCTTCATTTAACAGTGGTGATTTAATAAAAATTACCTTTACTGGGGTTGTTATTAGAGGAACTCCCAGTTCTGTTTTAACCAGCAATGCTGCAAGTGGACAGGCGGTTGTGGTTGTAGCCGATACGAGTATCTATACTGTGGGTGCAGAGGTAAATATCTTTGATACCAACAGTGCTGTGGGAGAGACGAAAACTGTCTCAGCATTGAATACAAGTTCTCAGCTTACTCTTAGTAGCAATCTGAGCAACGCTTACACAACAGCGGCTGCTGCGACTTTGAGTCAATCCACCTCGTTTGACCCTGTGGTTTTGATTTCTAATATAGGTGGTGGAAGCTCTACTACTGACATCCCCAGAGCGCAGGAACTTATCATCTATCTGACGGTTGATGAAGCGGCTGCTGCTGAGCTTACTGATGATGGCACTTCTCCTGCTTACTACCCAGCATCTGCACATTCAACCACTTCGACTTCTGCTGCTGCGGCTTTGACGAAACAGATAACTGTTGAATCGGAATCTACGGTTACGGTTTCTTCGATGTACATAGAGGCAGAGTGGCAAACAGCTATAGCTAACGCTGCTTCTACTAGTACCAGTAAGGTTCAGATTTCTGGGGACGGGGGTAGTAGCTGGGTGGATGTTACTGATGATTTTACTAATCAAGGTACCGATATAAACGCAACTGCATCTGAGAGAATAAGGGCGGGGTCTGGGAAATGGTTATCTACTATTTCTACAGGTGCTAATCAGTTAAGGTTACGTTTGGTTCATCAGACTAATAATGGAAGCCATGCCAGTACAGCCCAGTTGAGGAGTAGTAGTTACATACGTTTAACTTATTTGAAGAGTTAAATTGGGAGACACTTTAAATGCCCGCTGACTACCAAAGATTATCTCGACTTCTATCTCTTTCAGCAGGGAATAGGCAGATTACTGATGTAGGTAGTGCTACGACAGACTTCCTCTCAGATGGTGGCCTTATTCTTGCTTCAGATTTGGATGTCCGTGGTGGGGATATTCAAAGTACTACTGGAGCCTTGACAGTTACCACAGGTTCAGGAAATCTTATTTTTAATCCTGCTGGGGTTATAACTGCTTCTAAAGCCATTCATGGAATAGATGGCACTGCCTCTGCTCCTGCACTCACTTTTACGGGAGATACCAACACAGGTTTCTATCGAAGTGGCAACGATATCCTAGATATCTCTCTTGGTGGTACTCAGCGTCTTTCTTACGGGGTGGGTGCTTTTGCGTTTCAAGAGACTACCACTATCAGTTCTACAGGCACTCTTTCCTTAACTACTCCTACTATTGCTAGCTTCGTTAATGCTACTCATGCACATTCAAATAATGCATCGGGTGGAGTAGTTACTATAGCTAATACTAGTGGAACTTTGGCGGTTGGTAGGGGTGGTACTGGAGCAACCACGTTTACGGATGGGGGAGTTTTACTGGGGTCGGGTACTGGTGCAGTTACTGCTATGGCAGTGCTAGCTAATAGTGAGATGATTGTTGGTGATGGTACTACTGCCCCCGTAGCAGAAAGTGGTGCAACTCTTAGAACTTCAATTGGTGTAGGGACAGGTGATAGTCCTCTATTTACTGGAGTCTCAATAGGAAATGCCGATACAACTTTAACAAGACAAGGTGCAGGGGATATTAATGTTGAAGGAAGTCTTGTTTATCGTGCTGGTGGAAC